TCTAATAAAAGGAACAAATGCAACTGAAACAACTCTATCACCGATAGATGTTCTTACTGTTTCAGGTACAGCAACTGCTCTAATTCCTGTTCTTGTTTGTGATACTTGTTGAGCAGTAGTTACTTCTTCTTTTGCAATTACTCTCCAACCATGACCACCTCTTTTCTCATATGTACCTACATTTCTTCTTTCTGTTTCAACAGGTCTTCCTGTCCATGTATCTTGCCATGAATTCCAAACTGTTGACATAGGAAATTCAGATAACTGACTAGAGTTACCAGAGTTTTTAGTTAAGTTATCCCAACTACCGTTAGGGTTGTTGATAACTAATTCTGGCGCTCTTTCTGTTTCTTTCCATTCGTCACCTGGAGGTGTTAATTCTATTGCACCTATCCATGTAAATACACCAAATGGGTTTACATTGATAGCCTTACTTGCATAAGGTTGATCTATTAGTGTTGATTCTGTATAAGGTAAAGTAATTAGATCACCAGTCTTTTGATAATTAGCGTCTGTTCTATCGTCTGCTACTATTGCAGTTCCGTCTTCATCCGTTTCAATCAATGAGATAGCGTCTTCATGGAATGTAGGTCTTAACTCACCGTTTGCATAATCTATAGAAACTTTGTAATCATTATTTCCTACATCACCAATACCGTGACCTGTAAAGTTATCTACAACGAAACCATTTTTAAATCTATCAAAACCATTTGAGTCTTGTATTTGTAAATTCTGTGCAGCTGTTTCTAGTAGAGATAATTGAGTATAGTATTCTGTAGTTTCTATTCTCTTTTCTATTCTACCAATATCTCTCATTGTATATCGTTTGTTGTCAACGTGTTCTATACCAACTTCAGATGTATCTAATGTGTATGCAGGTAAAAATAATGTGTATAGGTGCATTGCGTTATCTAATGTACCAGGCACTCTTGGTTCTAATGAACTAGCACCTTTTAATACTTTAAAGTTACCATCTTTATCTAAAAATATCTTATCTACTCTTCCTAAATAGTATTCAAAGTCTGATCTTACGTCTGAATTAAATTTGATAGGTTGTACAACTGAATTACCAGTACCATCAAATGATCTATCTTGGTTACCTGAATTGATTGTACTTGCGTCATCAACTCTTGGTCTAAAGTCTAAACTATCTCTTAATTCATATCTAACACCTGTATTGTTTGAAGTGTAAGCAGGAATGTCTTCGTAATCAATTGCTGAGTATGAGTCAACATCAAAATAATCTCCTGCACTATGAGTGTAATAGTTAAAGTTTACAAGTAATCTACCTGTTGGTGTTAACTCACCTGTTTTTAATTTTATTCTACCTACATCATAGAAGTTATCTCTTTGACCTGTATCTAAATCAAATCTATCTGTAACGTCTGTATGTGATGTTGTTGCAACTGTACTAAAGTCAGGTGCCATGTAAATTGAATTGATAGCAATTACGTCTGCCTTTGCTAAACTTATTGTACCACTTTCTATTGTTGCCTGTGTAGTTACAGCAAGTGTTGAATTACTAGTTAAAGTTTTTGTTTTAGATGTTCCTACAGTTTTATTTAATGTAAGTAATGCTTTAACATTGTGAGCAGCATAGTTAGCACCAAAGTCAATTGTTAAAGTTGTTTTAGCACCATTCAATGCAAATATAGCACTACTCTCGTGGTTGTTACCTGTTAAACTTAATACATCTCCTACAGCACCTGTTCCACCAGAACCTGTACTTGTAATTGAGATAGTATAATCGCCCTCTGCTAAATCAGCAAATGTTTCGCCTACACCAGCAGAGAATGTACCGATACCATCACCAGTAAGTGTTTTAATTTCGTGTTTTCTAAATGTGTAAGTTGTATCTGAAGCATTACCATTTGCAGTAGTTTTTAATGTTTTAATATTTTCATATGGCAATTTAAATACAGAAACATTTTTTTCAGGTGATTGTATTTTTGTTCTTCTTCTTGTTGCAATTGTTTTTGTAGATACGTCTGATCCACCAACAGCAGCAGATAATGTTATTGAACTATCATTAAGAATAGCCTCAACTATCATAGTTTTAGAAGTACCACCGTTTGTAGTAAATGAAATTGAATCACCAACTAATAATTCAGATGTAAATCTTGTGTTGAAACCTGTAACAGCTGTACCACTATTTGCAATAGATAATGTACCTGTTAATGTTGCATTGTTTCCGTTTGTAGCGTCTAATGCTGTATCAGCAGTAAACGTAGGACTACCTGCCATTGCAAGTTGTTTAACAGATGAGAAATCGTTTGAAGTTACACCTTTTAATCCTGCAGCGTCAGCTTGAATAACTGCTGTGTTACTAGATGTACCACCTGTTATTGTTTCGCCAGCAGCAAAAGTACCTTGTACGTTTGATACTATTACAACACCGTGTGCAGCTGCACCACCTGAAGTGTAAGATGTGTGGCCAGATGTACCATCAATTGCAGTTGTGCCGTCTGTGTCATATAACTGAAAATTTGATGCCGATGGGTTTCTAACTGTATAAACATTGCTGTTCAATTCAGTCATACCACCTACACCTGTTATTGTTACTTGTTGACCTTCTTTAAATTTATTTGAAGATGTAATAACAATTGGATTAGCCTGTGTTGCACCTGTAATTGTAGCACTTTCTGTAGTAGATACAGATTGAACTGTTGCAGTAGCACCAGAAGTACTACCAGTTACAGTTTCACCTGTTGTAAATGCTTGTGCAGTTTTAATGTTTAAGTGTGTAAATAAAACTATATCAAAAAGATAATGTTTGTAAATAGCACTTGTTACACTTGAACTTGAAAATATGTTTGAAGCAGCAGTACCTGAAGAATATTCAAAGCCTCTACTTTTTGCTCTACCGATTGTAGTAATACCTGAACTTGATCCTGTGTTTGCAGTACCACGTGAACTTGTTGCTGTATTGTGTAAAGTTAGACTTTTAAATCCTTCTATACCTGAAGCAGTTGAAATGTCAGGAGAACCATAAACGTTTGTTACGTTTACAAAGTTACCTACATCAAATCTTGTACTAAAATTATTTTGTGTATCAAAATCTCTTGCCTTATCTACAGGTAAAAAAGTTGTTGCGATTGTGTCTATCTCATAACCTTTTACGTATGCTTTTCCAGGAGAGAATCCTACTGCAAGTTTAGTTGCGTCACCACCTGCTGATGATGTAAAGATACCTCTATTGTTGCCTGAAGATAAATGTTCTCTAACATCTATATCAAAAGGTCTTACAACATAGTCACCACTTTCGTCAAATGTTCTACGAGCAAGTGTATCTTCTAATACAGCATATTCAGTTGTTCTAACTTGGTTTTGTAATACACCACTTGACAATCTTAACAATTCATAAAAGTTACTATCTTCCGTATTGTTTAATGCTTTTTTGCCTAGTGTTAAAAGTATTTTAAATCTGTGAGCGCCAGGAGCGTTTGAGTTTGATACGCTTTGTGCGTTATCGTTTAGAGATGTATCATCTCCAGGTGTAACAAAAGATTCTGTTACTGATAAACCAACTCTATAACTAGGAGTTGCTGAATATTTTTCTAATATTAATGTTTGTGCAGAAACTTGAACGTGAAAACCATTGATATAATATACACCTTCTTTAATCTGTGCAGCTGATCCTGTATGACAAGAAGCAACAACTGCTGTTGAAGTATTAGATGATGTTATTGTTTCACCATGTGTAAAAGGAATTTGTGCACCGTCAGAAGCAGTCTTAATGTATTTAACGAATAGTGTATCTGGATCAGTACCGTCTGTAGCAACAGCATTTACAACTTTAGCAGTAACGCCTGAAGTACCACCTGTTAGTGTAGTGTCAACATAACTATCTACACTTGTAGCAGATTTAGATGTTAACTTAACAGCATAGTATTTTAAATCGTATCCAATTTCACCAGGAATGACCATTGATCCCTTATCAAAAAGGTGATCTGACATTCTTTCTATTTGATTTTGTAATTGTGTTTGAGATTGAGTTAATTCTCTAGCTTGAACAGCAAATGCAGGTCTAAAAAGAACTCTATGGAACTTCTTTGACTCTGTAAAATCGTCATAGTAAGGACTGACATTGAAATCAGTTGGACTTGGCATTATTTATTTTCCTCTATTAAAACTCAATGATGAGTTTGATGTTTTCAGTTTGGTCAGTCGCTCTTGCAATCTTTGTTCTATTCTCAACGTATAAGATTTCTCCAGTATCATGTTTCAATTCAGGAGCAGCATAACCAGATGTAAATGAAACATTGTTTACAGTTGATGTAGTAGCCTGAGGAGTACCTGTAGCACTAGATGTTTGTCCAGTAATTACATTTGTACCACTAAAAGCAGTAACGTTACCATTAATATCAGCACCAGCGTCATTGTGTCTAGTCTGAACATAATATAAAATTTTATTTGTAGCATCCCATTCAACAACTTTACCTACAGCACCTGTACTTGCCTGATTAATTTCTTCATCAGCAACAAATGTTCCTGGTGTAGGTGAAGTATTAATTTTAATAGCGTATGTGCCTCTTAATGTTGTTGCAGAAGCAGCCGAACCAGCTGCGTTGTTTGGATTTTTAATTAAACTAATTTTTCTAAAGTCGTTTGCAGCCGTAAAGTCGCCAGAGTTAGAACTTTCAGTTCCTTCTAATGTTGTATTTAACATCACAAAGAAACCACCTAATTCTTCTACAGCGTTAAAACCATGACCACCTTTTGGTGGAATGATTATGTCTAATTCTGCACCTGACCCAGCACCACCAGCGTTTGTAGCTGCAATGATGTCAGCGTTTCTTATATAACCTGAAGTGTAACCTGATCAG